TTCTACGGCGGTTTTGTTTGTTACGCCAAGGAAAGTTTGGTCAATTTAGAGAAGGCGCTCACTAGGTTGACGTGTAAGAGGGAAACAGACATTCCTGGGTTGCATGATGAGTTATGCGCAAACCAGGAAGGAGCGTTCGAGGAAGGCGGTTGGTTTTGGGAAGTTGCAAGTGCTTACTTTAGTTGGTTGCGCAAGCGTTGTTTGAGAAGCTTGTCAATCGATTTGGGTGAGGTTATTGACACTATCATTAAGGATGCGTCGAGAGTCCACCCTAAGCTCAAGCTTAGGATGGAGGCTTTACGAGAACTTATTGGTCGTGGCGTTCTTTATTCAATGGAGTACATGCAATTCGTGATTGGTAAAACCAAGTGCCCAGAGTGGGCCAAACCAGGTAAGTTTCCTAGGATGATAGGGGATTATACTTGTCCAGGTTCACTCCTAGGGGGGGCCCTAACGGCTTGTTTGAAGTCATGTTTCACCGAGTGGTATGATTTGGAAACTCATTTTAAGATGGTGTTTGTTTATTCAGCAAATTACGAACGTTTGCGTGAGTGTTTTGAGGAATTGTTGAGCAACGTCGGGAAGTCTGTTTTCGTTTATCATTCGGATGATATGTGCTGCAATCTCAACTGTGTCGACGGGAGGGCACGGTTTAATGTAGATATCAAGTCGTGTGACAGCAGTAATGGCCAGAAGATTTTTGATATGTTGCTGTGGCTTGTTGAGGATACTGTGTGGTATGACGTCATGCGGTATTGCGTTGACCAATGTATCAAGAGTTTTCAGCTGAGGAACCCTAGAAATCCCAAGGAGGTGCTGTATCTTGGGTGTGAGCGTCCGTTCGAGTTTTCTGGGACGACGCTCACAACTTTACTCAACAACTTGGCCATGAGTGCCATATGTTTAGCAATAGCCAACAGGTGCAAGGATGGCATAACTGTAGCTGAGGCAAAGGGTGTTGTTGAGTTGGCTGCCAGGTCAATCGGGTATTTAGTGTCGATTGAAGAGGTGAGTTGTGATGAAGACTTCCAGTTTTTGAAGACTTCTCCAACTCGCACTCAAGGTGTAGTGGGTGTTTTTCTCAACCTAGGCGTGATATTGAGATCCTTGGGGACGTGTGATGGCGATCTTCCAGGTAGAGGCTCTATTGAGTCGAGGGCAGAGATTAGGAATAGTGAAATCGTGGCTGGGATGTGTCATGCCGGTAGTAGCATCATTATGAATGCTTTGCGGGCTAGATTCCCAAGTCGAGGTGTCGCTGTTTGCACTCATTATGTTATTGAGAACATGTCAGGTTTCGATGATGCAGTGGTGTCCATAGACGCGCTGTGTCGTAGGTACTCTCTGGCAGGAGTACAGATTGAATATCTTGCGCACGAAATTGCCGATTCTCAGATTGGCGATGTCATTGCTAATGACGCGTTGCGGGCTATATTCAAGAAGGACTATGGCATGTAAGCTCCTGTGGCTGCGGTAATCCGTAGGAGTTCTCCCGCCTGTAAGATGCCGACGCTTGTGCTAGCGTTCTCCTGTGTTCGTCAGGTGAGCAACCCCAAAATCGAACAGTCCCAATCCGAG